CCGTCCTTGGCGGCCTCGACGAACGTTCCGAGCGCTTTCTCGGTGTCCTTCATCGATCCGCCGCTGGCATCGATGGCGTTGGCGATACCCTCGAAGGCCTTCTTGGCCAGGCCGACGTCGATGCCGGCGTTGTCGACCTTCTCCATGAAGCGCGCATACGCGTCGCCGGTCGCTCCCAGATCCGTCTCGAGCCGGTTGACGATGCCGGACAGGTCGCGCCATGCCTCGTCAGACGATCCGACGCTGCCGGTCAGGTTGTCGTTGGTGACCTTGAAGTCACGCATGACCGCGTTGCCGAAGGACATCGTGGCAAGGAATGCAACGACAGCCGACCCTGCCAGCACGGCTGCGCCAATGCCGGGTGCTCCGAGCCTGGTCAGCGCGTTGGTCACTCCGTCGATGGCCTGCGCAGGCGCACCGGCATCAACCGCGATCTGCTTGAGCTTGCCGGCCAGCATCTCGGTCGCGGTGGCGCTTGCGCCGGCCTCCTTGCCGACACCGGCCATCGCCTCACCAACGCCAGTCAGCGAGGTCTTCGCGTCTCCCTTGTCGACATCCTCGAGCTGCTTGCTGAGCGCGTTGACCTTGGTCTGCGCGTCGCTGGTGTCGCCTTCGAAGATGATCGAGACGGTCTTGGTGATGTCAGCCACGGCCGGACCTCTCGGCGTTACGCTGCTCGAGGTAGGCCGTCCACAGGGCCAGCTCCTCGTCGGTGACGAAGCCCTGCGGCACGATGTCCGGCCGGTGCTGGTAGAGGTAGCCGCCGCGCATGTCGAGCAGCCGCATGGTCGCGGCTAGGCTGGGGTCGTCTGCGAGGCGGCTGCGGGCTTTACCAGGTCGTAGCCCTTGCCCGTCAGCTCGCTGATGGTGTTGGTCAGGCTCAGGAACTCGATCGGGAAGGCCTCGGCGAGCTTGACGGCAGTCGGCAGCTCGATCACCGGCGCCGTGCTGCCCATCACGAGCATCTCCAGGCGCTTGGCAATCTCGCCCGGCGTGTCCTTCGACAGGCCGAGAGCCCGGCGCACGGCGGAAGCCTGGTCGCCGCTGGCTGTGATGGCCTTGACGATCGACTCCACGCTCTGCTGTCGCCGGCCGGCTTCGAGGGCCCTGTGCAACTCGCTGGCCGACAGGCCGCGCACCTCCCACTCCGGCCGCTCGCCGGGGTCGAAGAACGCGGCCAGTGCTTCAACCTCGACGCGCTGGCGCCGGGCCTCGAGCTTCGCCCGGTCGAACTTGTCGGAGGAGAAGGGCATCAGGCCGCCACTTCGGTCGCCGCGGCCGACGCGCTGATCGTGCAGGATGCCTGCAGGCTGTCGCCGGCCGGGAAGGTGCGGTTGATGCCGAGCTTGCCCTGGGCGAGCAGGTAGGGGGCCGCGTAGCGGTCGGGGTAGAACTTGAACCACAGCGTCTCGTTCTTGAGCACCACGAGCGCATCGCTGACCCCGTCCTGCAGGTAGGCCGTGAAACTCCCCTGTCCGAGCGTGCTCGAGGTGCTGCCGAGCGTGGTGCCGTAGACCTGGGTGGAGGTCACTGAGTGCGAGGTCTCCGGCGGCACGAAGTCGCTGGCCAGTGCCACGTCGGCGAAGATCGGGCTTGCATAGCTGGCGTAGACCTTCTTGGCCACGTCTCCGGTGTGGATGAGCGGCAACGTGTCGAGGAATGTCACGCTGCCGCTGTCGTAGTTCACATTCCACAACGGGAAGTCAGCGCGCTCGCGGTGCAGGCCGACCACCTGGAAGATCTCGCTATCGTCGGCGCTCGTGGTCAGGCGGACTTGTGCGATCTCGACACTGGTCGTCGGGATCAGCGGTGGCCCTCCGGCTGCGCCGCGGGTCTCGCTGAAGGTTGTCGACCCGCCGTCGGTGCCAGCCACAACGGCGATCGAGCCGCCGCTGTTGATGGTGACCGAGTTCACCTTGGCGACGTTGGTCGCCGGCCGCGTGACGGTGCCGGTACCTGCGCTGACGCTGGTGACGACGCCCTGCAGGTTGAGTGTGCCGGCCGCCACCGTCACGGTGTTGTTGCTGGCGTGCTCGGTGACGGCGAAGCCGGTCAGCACGCCGTTGGGTCGCACGACCGGAGCGTAGCCGCTGCGCCCGGACCACAGCGTGGCGGCGCTCGTGAACTCGTCGTGATCGCCGCCGTCGGTGAGGGCGGTCATGGCGGTCGAATTCTGACCGGCCTCGTACTGAAGTTTCGCGTTCTCGGCAGTGCTCATGATGGATAGGCTCCTGGATCAGGTGTGGCGTGCTTGGCGTCCGCGGCGCTGCGCTGGCTTTCCTTCAGCCGGCGCGGCAGCGTCGGCAGTTGGCTGTGCATCGGCTTCGGCCGGCGTGGGAGCGCGGTCGAAGAGCTGATGCACAGCCGAGTCGAAGGCAGCGGCATCGATGAGCACGAACGGCCCTTGTGAAGGCGGGTCCGAGCTCACGATGCGCAGCGTCGCCGGCGCATGGCTCATGATCAGCCGAGCATCAGCGCGGCATGCTCGGGTTTGATCATCTTCACGCCCCAGGCACAGGCGACCTCCCAGTACATCTGCCGGTACTGGGCGTACTGGCTGACCTCGAAGGACAGGCCGGATCGCGGGTCGGTGACGACGGTACGGTCGACGGCGGCATCGCCACCTTGCGGCAGGGCTGGAAGGCGTTGCGCCAGCACGATGGCGCCGCGATGGAAGGCCATCGAACGGGCAGAGCTGGCAACCACCGTGATGGCTGTCGCGCTGGCCGCGATGGCCTTGCGCAGGCCTGGGGCAGCCAGGACGACAGTACCGCCATTGGACACGTCGGCGTCGCCGGTCAGCACCACGTACTGATTGGTGTCTCCGGCGAAAGTGATCACGTCTCCGGCAAGTATTGTGCCGGTGCCGGCAGAGGCCAGCGTGATCGTCGTGGCGCCGATCGCATACCCGGCATTGTTGGTCGTTGACGAAGCGCCGGTGCCCTTGGTGAATGTCACCACCTGGCCAGACTCGCGGACCATCATGCCGTTGATGTCGAGCATCACACCCTGGCGCAGCAGTGAGGTGGTGCCGGCGGCGTCGACGTTGGCCTGCTTGCCGCGCAGGTTGGCGCCGGCAGCGGTATCGATCACCAGTTGCAGATCGCTTTGCGGTGCGCCGTTGTCGACGAGGATCTTGCGCGTGTTGCTTGCCGCGGTGTAGTCGCCGGCCGTGCCGAACGGAGTCGTGCCGGCGGCGCCGGCCGCGCGGCTGGCGTAGATGTGCAGCGCGGCCAGGTCGGCCTCGATCTCATTGGCCAATGTGCGGAAGGCCTGCTGGATCTGGTTCGCGCGGATCGCCTGCGCGCCGTGGCCGGCGTTGACCGACAGTTCCTCTTCGCCATTCCAGCGAATCGGCACCTTGCGCGACTTGCTGATCGACAGCGTGGAGGTGCCGATCGTCTGGTCACCGACGTCTGGTGCGTACAGTCCGGGCGCGATGTCGCTGGCAGATGATGCCGGCGCGACGAAGGTGCGCACGGTGGCGACCTTGGCCGCGCGTTGCGCGATGGCGTCGATGGTGACGGAAGGGATGAAACCGACGAGCTCGCGGCTCACCACGTCGAGGTTGGCGTACAGCTCGGGGATCAGGTTGGTCAGGGTGTTGGCCACGTTTGGCTCCTGTCAGACGATGAATAGGGTCAGGTGAGGGTCACGCCTGCCTTGGCCTGCTCCACCCGTTGCGTGGGCGGCAGTGCCTCGAACTCGGCGCGCGTCATGGTCTTGCCTGCTCCACCGCCTCCCGCGTTGGACTGGCGAACACCCGCACCTCCAGTGCCGGTGGGCTTGATGAGCTCGGGCCTGGTCTTCGCGATCCCGGCCACGCCGTCCTTGATGGGAATGAGCTTCCCGTCTTCGGTCTTGAACAGCAGGTCGTCGTTCTCCCACTGCAGCCGCTGGCTGACGAAGGTTTCGACGATGTCGCGAGCGATGAACTCGTGACCCGACAGCGCGTCGGCGATAGCTGCGCGCTGCAGGCTGCTTCGGTACTTGCCGGAGGCATCGTCAGCGAGCTTCCGGGCATCGTCGCGCTCGCGCTCCGCTCGCTTGAGCTTGGCCTCGATCTGCTTGAGTGCCTCGCCCTGGCCCCTGGCATCCGGCAGCGAATCGAGATCGTCGGCGTTGTCGACGCCGAG